GTGGCGGTATCGGAGGCCCAGCCATCATTCACGATTAACCTATACCCATAGACTTTGTGCATGGCTAGGCGCAAAAGATGACGTACACCGGTTTCAGGCACTACGACCGGAATCTGACGCGCACGGCTACGCAGGTTCAGGATCCCAACGCAGTTTGGCAGGCACAAGAGCCGCATTGGATTCTGATCGAAGACCTGTTGCAGGGCACTTATGGAATGCGCCGTAAGCATCGGCGTTACCTGCCACAGGAACCACGCGAGCAAGACGACAGCTACGACAACCGCCTAGCGCGTTCTGTTTGTCCGCCTTACTACCAACGGCTTGAACGCATGTTGGCGGGCATGTTGACCCGTAAGCCTGTGCGTCTTGACGACGTGCCTGATGTTATTCGTGAGCAGTTATTTGATGTAGATCTTCAGGGCAATGATCTAAACATTTATGTTTACGAATTAGCGAGGAAAGTAATCCGTTACGGCCACGCTGGTGTTCTCGTTGATTTCCCCAGTCAAGACGACAGCGAACTGCAAAACATCACTGACGCCTCTGCATTGCGTCCTTACTGGGTTACCTATACGCCGCGTGACATTCTTGGCTGGCGTTCTGAGTTGATCAACGGCGCACAGCAACTGACGCAGCTTCGCCTGATGGAACAGGTAACAGTGCCCGATGGTGAATACGGCGAAAAGGTTGTACAGCAGGTGCGTGTACTGAAGCCAGGTTCTTACGCCTTATTCCGTCAAGACGACACTAAGGGAAGCTTTGAACAGGTGGCCGAAGGAACCACCAGCCTTGATTACATCCCGTTCGCCACTGCCTACTCCAACCGTGTTGGCCTACTTGAGTCGCGCCCGCCGCTGGAAGACATTGCCGAGCTAAACCTCAAGACCTACCAAATCCAGAGCGATCTGGACAACATGCTGCACATCTCGGCAGTGCCGATGCTGGCATTCTTCGGCTTCCCGTCTAGCGCCGAGGAAGTAAGCGCCGGTCCTGGTGAGGCCATCGCCTTTCCGTCTGAAGGCCGCGCTGAATACATCGAACCCAGTGGTAACAGTTTCAAGTCGCAGTTTGATCGTCTTGCTCAACTGGCAGCGCAGATCAACGAACTTGGCCTGTCCGCCATCCTTGGCCAAAAACTGAGTGCTGAAACCGCCGAGGCAAAGCGCATTGATCGGAGCCAAGGCGATTCCACCATGATGGTGATCGCACAGCAGGTGCAGGATCTGATTGATAACTGCCTGCGTTATCACGCTGACTACCTCGGCCAAGCGCAATCCGGCAGCAGCTACGTCAATCGTGACTTCATTGGTGCACGCCTTGAGCCTGCCGAAATCACTGCGTTGCTGCAGACCTACACCGCTGGCGTGATCAGTCAGAAAACACTTCTTGATCAGCTTGCACAAGGTGAAGTATTGGGCGATGACTTTGATGTTGAGGAAGAACTGGAAGCCACGCAATCTGGTGGATTGATTGAGCTTGGCGGCCCTGAAAACCTTGGCTCTGAAGACGTGATGGGCGAGGAAACCCCAAGCGGGGAAAGCCTTGACGATGAAATGCAATGACGCAATCGGGCGTTACACCTCGCCTGCTCAACGTTGAGCAATTCAAGCGGAAGATTGACCGCAGCAATCCTGTTGCCAATATCTACCGCAACGCCATTGATCTGAACCGTTTCAGTAATGCTGTTGCGCGGCAAATCGTGCGGGATTACAACGCCATCATCATCAGCGCCGTTGACGATCTGAAGCGCATTGATTTCGGTGAGGCAACCGCAGGCGCAGGCATTGTCAGCCCGTCATCTGTACAGGCGCAGCGTTTGCGCGTCATTCTTGCTCAGCTCAAGGAATCGCTAGACGGCTGGGCAGATCGCAGCACTGCCTATACCTCCCGTGAACTTCAAGGCTTGGCTGAGCTGCAAACGGAATTCGTCACTGAACAGCTTCGTCTTGCTGTTGCCGGTGGCGAAGTTGGTGGCCGTGGCATTGAGCCCAGCGTCGTGGCTCAGCAGGCAGTCAACACCGTTGAGGTTGCGCCAAACTTTGCGGCCAGTGTCGCCGGCGTTGATCCGACAGATCTGAACTTCACGTTGCCAGGTACGGGCCAGTTCAACCTGACCGCAGCACAAGGCGCAGCCATCACACTACCTAACGGCGAGGTGGTTCAAAAGGCGTTTCGCGGATTAGCCGAGTCACAGTCCCAGCGGTTTAACACCATCGTGCGCACCGGCATCTTGTCAGGTGAACCGACACCGCAGATCGCTCGGCGCATGGTCGGCAACCTTGAGTTTGGCCAACTTGCCAAGACCGCACGGCAACAGGCCCAAGCCGGTGGTGAGCTAACCAAAATGGCTGATCATCAGGTATTGACCGTTGTTCGCACGAGCGTGCAGCAGGTTGCCAACGAAGCCAGCCAACAGGTCTACCGCGCCAATCAAGACGTAACCAAAAAGTACCGTTACCTTGCCACGCTGGACAGCCGCACCTCAGCGATCTGCCGCAGCCTTGACGGGAAGGAATTCAAGTACGGCGAAGGCCCAATGCCACCGGTGCACTTCAACTGCCGTAGCACCACAATCCCAATCGTTGACTACCGCGCCCTTGGCCTGCGTCCGCCTGAGGAAGTGATCGGCCCTGCGCGTCGCGCTGCAGAAGGCGGTCAGGTTTCAGCTGACACAAACTACGGGCAATGGCTGCAACGCCAGTCCAAGGAATATCAAGCCGAAGTCCTGGGTAAATCACGCCTCCCGTACTTTGAAAAGCTCAGCAAAGAACTAGGCCCACAGCAGGCACTTGCTCGCTTTGTGCGCGAAGACGGCAGCGAAGTTAGCCTGAAACAGCTACAGCAGAGATATGGAAAACCCGAGCCTTAAGCATTTCCGCGACGGCTACGTTTACAGCGATCCGTTATACGCCTTGGTTGGCGAAACATGGATCAATGCCATCTACACGAACGAAGGATGGTTCACGCCTGATCTCGGCATTAAATTGATGGCAGTTACCGACTGGCGTGATGGCAAAGAAGCCGACCAAAGCCGAGAAGAAAATCAGCAAGGTGATGAGCGAGTACAAGGCCGGAACGCTGAAAAGCGGCAAGCAAGGCCCCGGCAAAGGCCCAACCGTCAAAAGCCGTAAACAGGCCATCGCCATTGCTCTATCCGAAGCTGGCAAGGCTCGCAAACCCAAAGGTAAAAAGTGATGGCGGCAAAGAAACCTGGCCTGTACGCCAACATCAACGCCAAGCGCAAACGGATGGAGGCAGGATCTAAAGAACGCAAAGCCCGCCGTGGCGAAGCTGACTACCCTGATCCCGGTGCCTTCAAGGCTGCCGCCAAAACCGCCAAAAAACGGAAGCCCAAAAAGTGAAAGGCAAGATCTGGGAAGGGAGCTGCACCTACCTCAAGTGTGCCGATGGCCTGATTGAGGGCCGATTCCTGTTCCCAGTGCCCAATTCACCTGAGGGTCTTGGTGCATTGATGGGTCGCCTTGCCGAAGGCGTTGAGGTGATTACCTGCACTGAGGGTGACGACGAAGACGACGAAGACGACGAAGATTAGCCTCGCTCAGCCTTGTGGATTCGGTCTTTTAGTTCTGCCACGTACTTACGCAACGCGTTGGCATTCTCCGCGTGCCATCTGTCGCCGGTCTTCAGATAAGCCTGTGTGTGCAGGTCAATCGCCTTCAGCATCTGGTAGATCACGGGGTTCCACGGCTCACGGATCGGTGTATCCCACTCACGCCGGGACATGACGTGCAAAAAGCATCTTTTACTTATACAGTTTGGTGGTAAACCCTACGGGTCACAATGTCTGACGAACAACTGCAGGAAGCTACGCAGACTGCAAGCAACGACGAACTGGAAAAGCTCAAGCGAAGCATTGAAGGCTTAGAACGCAAGAACTTTGAGCTGATCGGCAAACTTAAGGAACAGAAAGAAAAGGCGCCAGCAATTCCTGACGGCATTGATGTTCAGGAGCTGTTGGAATTCAAGCGAAAGAAAGAACAGGAAGAGCTTGAGTCAAAGGGCAAGTACGAAGAGGCCCTGAAGCAATACGCTCAGCAATTTCAAGAGCGCGAGGATGGCTACAAAAAGCGCATTGCTGAACTTGAATCGAAGCTGACCGTTAATCAACTGGACAATCGCGTGGTGGCAATCCTTGCCGAGCAGGGTGCCCACAATCCACACGATGCACTGCGCTTGGTACGCGATCAACTCAAGCTTGACGAACACGGCAACCCCGTAGCTGTTGATGGCTACAACGAGGTGCCCATGGATCAGTGGGTAGAACGCCTGAAGGCTGAACGCGGTTACCTGTTCAAGGCACCGACGGTCAAAGGTTCCGGCGCACCTGTCGGCGCTCGTGCAAGCTCTGGCGAAGTGCCGGCCGGCACCAAAAACCCGTTCACCCGTGAATACTTCAACCTCACGGAACAATCCAGGCTGTATCGCACTGACCGTGATTTATACGAACGGTTGAAGGCTGCCGCAAACAATGCTTAATATGTAACCGTTAGACGTGAATGGCTACGCCGTCCGTCATTGGGTTACGCCCGCACCGTAAATCAATTTTGGAGTTTTCACCGTGGCGACTCTTCGCTCCGATGTGATCATTCCCGAAATTTTTACGCCCTACGTCATTGAGCAAAGCACCCAGAAAAACGCCTTTCTGGCGAGTGGTGTTGCTCAGCCCATGGCTGAACTCAATGCAACCGAAGGCGGCGATTTCGTGAATGTTCCTTTCTGGAAAGCCAACCTGTCTGGCGATCTGGAAGTTCTCACTGATTCCACCAGCCTCACCCCTGGCAAGATCACTGCTGATAAGCAAATTGGCGTGATCCTGCACCGTGGCCGTGCCTTTGAGGCCCGCGACCTTGCTGCTCTGGCTGCAGGTTCCGACCCCATGGCTGCCATCGGCGCCAAAGTTGGTGAGTACGTTGCTAACCAGCAGCAGGCTGACCTGTACAAGTGTCTGGAAGGTGTGTTCGGCGCCCTGACCGGTGGCGATTCCCCTGCCTTCGATGCCCTGCGCTTCGATACCAGCACCCAAACCGCTCTGAGCCCCCGCCACGTGGCTAAGGCCCGTGCACTGCTTGGTGATCAAGGCGAAAAGCTCGCTGCTGTGGCTCTGCACAGTGCTTGCTATTACGACCTTGTTGAGCGCAAGGCCATTGATTATGTCCTGGCTTCGGATCTGGGTATCACTCCCGATACCTCCATGCCTGACGCATTCGGTGGTTCTGTGGCTTCTGCCTACAGCGCCGACTATCGCGTTCCCACCTACATGGGTATGCGCGTGATTGTGTCCGATGACATCACCAATTCCGGTGGTGTTTATGCCGCTTATTTCTTCACCAATGGCGCAATCGCCACGGGAGAGCAAGCGAGCATGAGGACAGAGACAGATAGAGACATCCTCGCCAAGAGTGATGCAATGTCTCTGGACATGCACTACATCTACCACCCGGTTGGTGCAAAGTGGGCCGTGACCACCACGAACCCCACCCGCGCTCAACTGGCCACGGTAGGTAACTGGAGCAAGGTGTACGAAACCAAGAACATTGGCATCGTGCGTGCTTCGGTCAGCTCCAATTACGACTGATAGGAGCAACTAACCATGG